AGTTTTGCAAGACCTGATGATGCTGCTAGATGTATGCAATTAGGTCAATCAATTATGTGGGATAATGGAGCATTTTCTGCATATACGTTGGGTAAACCTATAAATAAATATAAGTTGTATGATTGGTTAGAGGAACGATTAGGGCATCCACATTGGGCTGTCATACCAGATGTTATTGGTGGATCAGTTGAAGAAAATAGAAAAGAATTACTAGAGTGGCCTTATCCCAATGAATTATCTGCTCCTGTGTGGCATTTAAATAGTCCGATAGATTATTTATTAGAGTTAGCTGATGATTATCATAGGATTTGTTTTGGTAGTTCTGGTGAATACTGGCAGGTCGGATCAGATCGTTGGTCAAATAGAGTAGATGAAGCCTTCAACGCATTAGTTAATCATCATAAGTTTTTGCCACATATACATATGCTTAGAGGTACATCACAAGTTGGAAAAAGATGGCCATTTGCATCTGTTGATAGCACTAATGTTTGTCGCAACTTTAAGGATAAAGGCAAGTGTCCAGAACTAATGGCAAGAAAAATTGATAGTGTTCAAGGTACAATTAAGTGGGTTGAGCAACCAACACAAAGAACTTTTTTGAGGTTGGTCAATGACTGAACAGTTTATTAACAAATCAACCTTGAAAGAGAACTATAGTGTTATCCCTAACAATATGCTCAATGATGAGGGGCTTGATAGTGATTGCCTGGCAGTTATGGTTTATTTGTTGTCCAAGCCAAGTAACTGGATAGTTAAGCCTACAAATATACAAAACAGATTTAAGTTTGGCAGAGATAAAACTTACAGGGTCATAAACCAATTAGTTAAAAGAAATTATATTGTCAGAGAAGAACAGCGAACAGAGGGTAAGTACTCTAGTTTTAGCTACTACGTTTATGATTCACCATTTCCTTGTTTATCGGATACGGCTGAGCCGTATACGGCAAATCAGTACATTACTAAGTATAGAGATATACTAAGTAAAGAAAAGATACAAAAGGCAGAGCAGCCAAAAACTGCTCCAACTGATATAAATGAATGGCAGTATTATAAGAACGTATTAGCAGAATATACTACCTACAAAGATGGTGAGAATATTATTGGACAGTTATTTAAAAAGGCTCACAACTCTGGTTATAAAGGCAAGGAAGAAAAAGACAGGTTAGTTCTTACTATTTTAAGGAGGGGGCTTGAAAATAAACCAGAGGGTAATGTTCGTGCTTATCTTTTTCAGATTTTTAATAATATAACAGATGAGTTTAAGGCTGCTGCACAAGTCGATCCAGAACGATCAAAGTGGGAAGCTAGAGCAAAGGCTTATGATTTCGGTAAAAATACTTGGATATTCAAAGCTAGTTGTCCACCACCTGATGATCCTGATTTCAGATTACATTGTCCTGCAAAATATTTACATTTATTTGGAGTTACATAATGGCTGAATATACTGCCGTAGAACTAGCTGATAGGTTTGAAGAAATGGTTGATGTTCTCAATCGTATGCCACCAGTAATGAAAAAGCAGAAGATGATACATTGGCCAGACTATCCTAACGATCCTAACCAGGCTTATGGATATAATGATTATACTATCTCACGAGCAAAGCCTACAGGTGAACAGATTGATAGATGTGACCAGGCTTTATTGTGGCTAGTGTATCTCGATAAACCACAGAAAGAATTGATATGGGCTAGAGCATCTAAGTTTTCTTGGCGCAAGATAGCTATGTTTTTAGGATGTAATAAAGATACAGCTAAGTTGAGATGGACAGTTATATTGATGGAATTGATAGAGAAGTTAAAGAATGAGTAACACAGTTAAATGCAATAGTTGTAGAGCTATTTACCATTTTGATGACAATAAATGGAAAAGTTTTATCTGTGAAATTTGTAAAACATTCATACATAATAAGGATAAAAAACGTGATTGAAAAAAAAATTTTGTATACACTAGACAAGTCAGACAAAATGTGGGTATGTTTTTTATATACTGCAAATTTTATTGCTTACGTTCTTTTTCCTAACCAGACTAGCAATGAGGTGAGCAGTATTTTATTATGAGAAACAATCAATCAAAACCTGGAATTAATTGGGCTGAAATAGAAGCTAGGTTCAACAATGGTGAGTCAGCTTACTCTTTGGCTAATGACTATGATGTTTCAAGACAGTCGATTACTAAGAGGGCTAAGAAAGAGGGTTGGGGTAATATTCAGCATAAGGTTAAGTTAGCTAGGAAAGTAGTTGAAACGACAACCAACGACAAAAAGGTACGACAACCGACAACCATTGTGCCGAGAAAAGTCGATCATGTGCAGAAGTTTGATAAGGATACACCAGAGGTAAAAGAAGCAATCCTTGCATTACTGCGAGATGGTAATCCAAAGATGATAGCTGCTCAAGCGAGTGGTGTAAGTTATGACAGCTTTAATCGGTGGGTTAAACGTGATCCACAGTTTGCTAGTTTGGTACGTGAAGCCGAAAGCATGGCTGTAGTTTCTAGGCTGTCGAACATCGCAAAAGCAGGTAAAAGAGGTGATTGGAAGGCTGATAGTTGGTATTTAGAACGCACACAAAAAGAAATATTTGGCAATAACGATAATAAAAACAATAACTTAGCAGTACAGATAAATATACAAAGAGACAGCGCAGCAGAAACCATAGACATTAGTACGACAGGTGCTAAACCTGTTACACTAGACGATTAAACTGTTGGTCAGCAAGGGTTACAGAAATACAACTAGGCACTTACTAGACAAACAGCCCCCAGGCAAAGCCCCACAGCTAGGTTTTTTGCGAAGACGAAGACGATATGTAAACACATACCCACGCACCAAAAATTAAACACCACTTGGTTGTCGTAAACCAAAAACAAAAATTACAGGTTGTCGTAAACCATAGGTAACCACAATGTCTAAGAAGCTAATAAAACTAGACTACACACCACAACCTAAACAGGATTTGTTACACAAGTGCAAAGCCAAGCAGATATTATTTGGTGGGGCAGCAGGTGGAGGTAAGTCTCATAGTGGTCGTTGGGATATAATAGGTTTCTGTTTAGAGAATCCTGGTTTAAATGCTTTTATTTTTAGAAGGTCATTACCAGAGTTAGACAGTAACCACATTCAGCCTTTGAAGAAAGAGATGCCTAGTGAGTTAGGTGCTTTCAATGAGACAAGGAAAAGGTTTGAGTTTTACAATGGATCGAGCATACAGTTTCAGTATTTAGAACGTGATAGTGACTGTGATCGTATTCAAGGAACAGAAATACATATTTGTTTGATTGACGAAGCAGGTCAGTTCAATGCTTATCAGCTTGGGTATATTAAGAGTAGAATGAGATTAGGGTCTTATGAGCCTGTTCAGAAAGATTACTTACCAAGATTGATTATGACTGCCAATCCAGGTGGTCAATCACATAACTTTTTGAAGGCTTTGTATATCGACCCTGCGCCAAGTGAAACGTATTTTTACGATCATACGATGCGTGACCCTAACAATCCAAAGGATAGGGGTTGGTTGTCGATGTATATACCTGCGAAGATGGAAGATAACAAATACATTGATCCATCTTATGCGAGTTCATTTAGTGGTTTGCCAGAGGAGTTAGGCAGGGCATTAAGAGAGGGTGATTGGGATTTAGTTGTCGGATCATTCTTTGGAGATATATGGAAACGTGAGTTACACGTTATAAGACCATTTGAGATACCACATCATTGGACTAAGTTTAGGTCTTTTGATTGGGGAAGTGCATCGCCATTTAGTGTTGGTTGGTGGGCTGTAGCTGAAGGACATGAGACTATACCAGATGATGCTTTGATTAGGTATCGTGAGTGGTATGGAGCAGCAGGGCCAAATAGAGGTTTGCGAATGACTGCCGAAGAAGTTGGTAGTGGCATTCGGTCAATGGAAAAGGGTGAAAGAATAGACTTTGGTGTTGGTGATCCTAGCATTTGGAAGTTTGATGGTGGCCCGTCTATTGGCGAAAGATTAGGTAAATGTGGTGTTAGGTTTAGAAGGGCTGATAATTCAAGGGTAGCAGGATGGGATCAGGTTCGTCAGAGGTTGATGGGTGATGATGGAGTTCCTATGCTTTATGTATTTAGTGATTGCGTTGACACTATTAGAACCTTACCAGTTTTGACCCATGATAAGCACAGAATGGAAGATATAGATACGACACAGGAAGATCATGCAGCAGATGATATTCGTTATGCTTGTATGAGTAGGCCATTTACAAGACAAGCCCCAGAGATTGATGAGGATATTTGGCGAAAGCCAACCATTGAGGAAATGATGAGTGGTTTGGACAACGTAAGCCGACCAGGATCGTGGAGATTATAATTGGAATATGGATTTGACAGAGAACCAACTAAGAAAGCTGACAGGGCTGCTTATTGGAACGATCAGATATTAAAGGCTAGACGTTTTGAGGAAAACTGGCGAGAACGTGCTGAAGGCATAGTTCAGAGGTATCGTGATGATAATGTAAACAGATTTGAACGTGAGACTAGGATGAATATATTTCATTCTAATGTTGATACTTTGAAGTCTGCTTTGTATTTCAATACACCGAAGCCAAAGGTTAGCCGTAGATTTAAGACAAATGATCCTATTGGTAGGACTATTGCTGAAGTTGTTGAAAGAGGTTTACAGTATCAGCTAGATATTTACGACTTTGACAATGCAGTCAAGAAAGCCATTGAGGATATGCTGATTGTTGGTCGTGGTGCTATTAGGTTGAGGTATGATCCTGTTTTAGTTACTGGTGAGCCAGAGAGGATACCTGTTACAGTTGAGCCTATTACTGGTATTGGTGAAGTTGCACCAGGTCAAATGGGTGAAGTACAGGTTGCACAAAGACTACTTGATCCTGATGGCAATGAAGTTGACCAGGAGAATGTAAAGCAAGATTCAAGAGGTATGTTTATTGAGGGTGATCCAGTTGAGTTTATTGGAGAGCAGTCAATTACCTGTGAACACGTTAACTGGTCAGATTTAACAATATCACCTGCTAGATGTTGGGAAGATGTAAAGTGGATTGCTTTTAGGCATTTATTATCTAGGCAGGACTTAGTTGATTATTATGGAACAAAGGGTGAGCAGATACCTCTGACTTATAGATCAACAGAAATGTCTGATTATCAGGACAATCCAGAACCAGATATGGCTGAAGTTTATGAGATTTGGGATAAGAGGTCTGGTAAACAAATATTTGTTGCAACAAGTTTTAATGAAATATTAGAGGACTTTGACGATCCTTACAATTTAGATGGTTTTTGGCCTATGCCAGAGCCGTTATATGCAGTCTCCACTACCGACACCACTCTGCCAGTACCAGAGTTGTTTATCTATGAAGATCAGATATTTGAACTAGATTTGATTACACAAAGGATTGCAGCACTTACCGAAGCCCTAAAAAGGCGAGGTGTGTATGATGCTAGTTTTCAAGAACTGATTAGATTATCCGATGCTGATGATAATGAATTTATCCCAGTAGATAACATGGCTATGTTACAGGCAGGTGGTGGCCTTGCTAATGTTATGCAAGAAGCCCCTTTGGACAACCTTATTAGGGCATTAACTGCATTATATCAATCAAGGCAGATAGTCATTGAGACTATTTATGAGATCACAGGTATTAGTGATATTATGAGGGGTCAGTCTGCATCTAGGGAAACAGCAACGGCACAAAGGATCAAAGGTCAGTTTGGTGCAATGCGTTTAGTCAACAGACAGCGCAGAATTGAAAAGTTTTTAGACAAAATTATGCAGTTAAAGGCTGAATTGCTTGTTGAGAACTTAGAACCAACCTTACTAGAAAAGATGACTGCGATTGCTATCCCTCCAGAAGTGGTCGCAGTCATGCGTGATGACCGACTAAGAAGCTATAGAATATCTATAGATACAGAGGAATCTAGTGCTATTGATTCAGCTATGGATCAAAAGAACAGAACCGAGTTTTTGACTGCCACAGTACAGTTTTTACAATCTGTAGGGCCATTGGTAAGTTCTGGTGCATTAGGGTTCGATCAGGCAAAACAGATGTTATTATTTGCAGCTAGGGCTTTTCCAGGTGCTAGGGAGTTAGAAGAAAGCCTAGAAGCCATACAACCACCACAACCACAGGCAAATCCTGCTGATAAGTTGGTTGAGGTAGAAGCTGCTAAAGTACAGGCACAAACTGCACAAGCACAGGCAGATGCACAGGTTAAGGTAGCCAGACTTGATCTTGATAGGCAAAAAGCAGAAACCGATGCTGCTATTAAACAGCAAAAACTAGAAATAGATGCAGCTAAAATCGTAACTGGCTAATGTTGTACAGAAATGGTGTCTTAGAAGATGCCGAACAAATATTAATTCTAGGTAGACAAATGCACAAGGAAAGTGCTTTTGCTAGTTTAGATTGGTCAGATATTAAGGCAGAAAATTTATTTAAAACGTGTGTAAGCAATCCTAATTACTGTTGTTTTGTAGCAGAAAAAAATGGTGTTTTAGTTGGGATGATTGCAGGAAAAGTAAGCGAATACTTTTTTGGACATGATAAAATATTAAGTGACTTTGTTTGGTTTGTAGACAAGAAAAACAGAGGAACTTTAGCATCAATAATATTATTAAAAATGTTTAAGAACTTTGGCAAAAAGCAGAAAGTAGCTGAAGTGTGCATTGGTGTTTCAACAAAAGTGTTATTAGACAGAACAGACAAACTTCTTAAAAGGTTTGGTTTTGAAAATGTCGGTGGCACTTACAAACTTATGATGAAAGGGTAAGCTATGTGTGGTGGTGGTAGCGATGATGGCTCAAGTGATGCAGTAGGCTCTGAAGAAGATCCAAATACATTTGGTGGCGATGATCCGACAGGAAACACAGGTGGTCAGACAGATCAAGGGATAAGTGATCCAAGTAGTGTATCATCTAATAATGATAGTGACGAAGATACCTCTGATAGTTTCGATGGTAATATGGGTTTGTCTAATCAAGAAGCCAACCAAGCTATGTCTAGTACATTATCACAGGCAGCTATAAATTCAGCTAACACAGATCAAAGTCAAAGCCCAGATAGTCAATCATATTTTGCTTCAACTGCTGTTCCTGATGCAATGGATTTTAATTTTGCAAATAGCCAAGCTGCACAAGATGTCAGAGACAGAGCAGAACAAGGAAGTGTATTTCGTGATCCACAAAATCCTTTTAGCT